CACATTTCCGGAAGTCCATAAATACCGCGAAAGGAGATCATAATAATCATATTCCCCCACAGGTCCTTCATGATTGCTACCCAATAGCAAGCTAATCCAATAAGAATAAATGGAAATGTTTTTCGGTGCATGAAAAATGAACCTATAAAAGCTGCAGATATGAAGAAAGCGGAAATATATAGTTTCTGAATATGCTCTGCGAAATACACACCTACCAACGCCACTATTACAATAAGCAGCTTTGCATAAAAATTACTGAGTGTTGTTTTCATTGTTATTGTTTTTATTGTTAAAGAATCGGTCAAAATATTTTTTCTTGTTTTTGTCCAGGTATACGATTAAGTCGTGAGAAAAAAAGGAGATAAGAGTAAGGGCAGGAAGCCGGTAATCTTTATACCCAGAATTAAACAGGAATGTTTCACCTACAAATACAGCAAATACTGCCATAGCTAATGCAGAGAGTACCATTCCTGTTTTAATTTTTTTTTCTTGGGAAACTAAGTACCCAATACGACCCAATACGCCTACTATGATTGTTAACAGAATAGCAGTTATTCTGCTAGTGTCATAAAGAAGCTCGTTTTGTGTCATGGTTATTGTTTTTTTTATTTTTTTGTGATTTGGTTTTACTGTGCAGGAGTGGTAAGCTCCGCAACGATAGCTTTGCATTCAGCAAGGATGCTTTCTTTTAAAGCTTCGTCACCTGGTTTCGTGCCAACTGTCTTGCTGTCGAAAGTGTCATTCTCCGGATAATAGCTACCGGTGATAGAATTATTCCCTGTAAAGTCTTGATCTCCTGCTTTACCTCTTTGCACTGTGAATCCGATTAAGTATGGAGCCTTTTGAGGGCTTACATTGTAGCTGTAATTAAATGTCACGGTATTACCTGAAATAATAGCTTTTGACTGAATTTGACGATTGTCTGAAATAATTGTTCTTTCTACTGTTGTTTGTGTTGTTTCCATGGTATATTTCATTGTTTGTTTCTATATTGTACAAGCAGAGAAAATGAATCCGCTAATGTCTTTTTGAATTGTTATATACTTTTCTTGTTTACCGTTTTCACTATAAAAGATGTCCATTATAAAAACATCACCCGATATTCTCCATTCAAGGATCTGTTCAACATACCACCCATCGGTTATAGTATCGTACTTATTTTGAGTCTTTTTAAAACCTTCATATTGCCTGTTTGATTGACTATAAATATTCTGACCAGCATTATAAAGAAATGCAGATTGATCACCATAAATCTTGTAGAATTCAAACTTACCATTCCCCAAGTCTTGACCTGCCCCACACATTCTATTTACAAGGAAAGTAGCCATATCATCTTTTTCTGATTGAGAGGGATTTTTCCCAATGGTATTGCTTATACTCAACAGTCTATATTCTGTATAACTTTCAGGCACGTCCTTTACGAAGTATATTCCGTTTTGTCCAATCTGATATACAAGTTGTCCATTGTTGTACCATTCTTCCATAATTTGACCTGATATGATAGCTGTTTTCTTTGCTAGTTGACCAGCAGAATTATAAAGTTCATCGACATAACTCCCATTAATTATACCTCTCCTTCTTATCATTACTCCATTTAAATATTGGTATTCTACACCATAATCGTCAACATACCATGGGGCTGTATTTTTGCCGGCATATGTTGAGCCTGCATACAATCGCACAGATTGTCGACCTCTGTCAGTAACTCCAGTAATCCCAGCATTTGCTCCCGCAACGTCGCCAACCATAAGAGTTCCAGTGGCAACAAGATTGTTATCGATAGTTGTGCTTAAAAATGAAAGTTTTTGACTGGCAATATTCGCCGTTGCAAGCGCATTGTCTGCCTGTGCTTTTGCAAGTGCTGTCTGTTGCTCATTTTGCTTGATTTTATCATCTATATCTTCGGGTGCAGGTGTCCAGTCGGTTGCTTTATTTCCTTTTTCTACTTTAATGTTTCTAACCAAATAATAAGCCCACTGAAGCTGTGAAAAATCTACAAAATTGTAAACGTCAGCACTATAATTTGTAACATTTACAGTTAGTGAAAATTTCTTCCATGAATTATCTGCTGTAGAGCTAAAATATTGCAAACCAACATCACATATATCAACAGCTAGCCCCACTACAACAGATTGAGACCCTCTCATTTCAAATGATACTGTCCATTCACCATTTCCGGTAATAACACCCCATAATCTTATATTATTTATATCAGGATTATTTCTTCCTACAGCATAAAAACCATTAGGAGTATCAGTATTTTCCCGTTGAAAATCCACATTTAAAGGATCAATAGGAGTGCTTTTTTTAAATGTGTTTCTACCACCTATTTGGATGTTATTAACTAAGTTTTGTGCATGGGATTTTGCTGCTTCCATTTTTAATGTAGCATCAGCAATAGCACGCGCTTCTTCCGCATCTACTATACCATCAGCATAAGCAGCGGCAGCAATTTTTGCCAAATTATCTTGTGCATCAGAATAAGCTTTGGCAGCTGCTAAATTATTTTGAGCCTGTTGGATCCTTGCGGCTTCCTCAATATCAATTTGCCCATCAGCGTACGCTTCCAACTGGACCTTTAAAAGATTATCCTGTGCAGTTGCATATGTTTTAGCTGCATCTGCTTTGTTAGTAGCATCTATAATAGATCTGTTCTCTGCTTCTGTAATTTTTCCATCGGCATAAGCTTTAATAGTAACTTCCTTTAAACTGTCCTGAGCATCTGAATAAGACTTAGATGCAGAGATGCTTTCTGTTTTTGATTGATCTATATTAACCTGTACCTGTCCAAGAGCGGGGCTATCGTTGGTAAATGTAACCTTCCCGATAATCTCACGCTTATCTAAGTCAATCATAGGCCTTCCCTGTATATCACTAATAACACCGGCGAAAATCATTCGTCCGTTCATCTGTGATACTCCATAGTTAGCGTCAAAGGCACGTCCACCACTGGTTGCTGTATATAAGTTTCCAATAAGGAAGTGGTAATAATTCGGTTGTGAATCAAATACAATTCTATCCGGAGTAATTATAAATGTTCCATAATCTCCATTTATATCACACTTTGCGTAAACATAGTACCCCTGATTTAGTAGGTTGTTTACTGTTAATGCTGAAAGATTCCATACACGCTCTCCACCGGCGCTTGTTTTAATTCCAAAATGTACAAGCCGGCCAGCTGTTGCCCGGAATGAATTTGGATCACTTCCTAAATTAGGAGTGAAAACAACTTCTTCCAGTTGGAACCAACGAGACTTTGATCCGGAAGAAAGCATTCCTACATCAATTGTATCGGCTTTTATGTGGCTTCCGTCCATTTTACCGTCTGCATCGAAATACATGGAAAATCGATCTTCTACAAGTCTATAACCATCCAAATAACTTTGACGGTTAATGACTTTCTGTGAAGCAATTTCTTTCTGAAGGTCCTTAATGTTGTTAACGATCTCCTTTACTAATGAAATTTCGTAGCTGTCGGCAACATCAAAAGAAGTATATGTATCTGTTAATAGATCTTTCTTTAAAGAAATAATCCGGGAAGCTTTGTCAATTCCAAAATCAGCGTCTTTTATAGGTAGAAGGTCTCCAATTCCAATTTCTCCTTTATCCTGAAGAAAAAGAGGATCTACATTCAAAGTGTATTTTACATTGTTCTGGCTTACCTTCTGGTATTCTCTTATAGTTTCGTCATAAAGCTTCTGCTCAGCATTAACAATATACTGCTCAGGCATCATAATGTCAATTAGTGTAAATTCATCACCAGAAGCAAACTTAAATACAGTTGTGTCGTCTGGGAACTTCTGCCCCTTATCGTCTGCGAACTGCTTTAATTTGAAAGTCTTTGTAGCATGTATATAGTCTACTACTTCGAAATCATAGCCTGCCAAATCGCCCTTTGTTACACTTATTTTTGCTGGAGTTCCTGCAATAAGATATTTAGTTGAGCCATCAGCTTTTTTCTCTTTAAGATCAAAATCCATGTTAGATACAATGAGAGATTGTAACTGATTTGCAAGCGATCCAACATTGGAAACTACACCTTTGAATGTTGGTTTTATTTCAGGGGTGAAAACATCTTCTACATATCCAAATAAATCAATCGCTGCCTGATTGGCAATATAATCACCAACAGAGACTGGCATTCTCAACCGTGGAGAATACCCACGGTAATCTACCGGAATATTCTGTGAACTCCCATAAGCGTACAAAACAGTTACTACCTCTGAGTCATTTGCTCTTGTACGAGATAGGTCATACAAACCGTTACCCATTCCATACTCAACAGTGAAAGGCAAAAGCTTTCCGATTTTCTCTCTGATATTTAAGACAAACTTTCCTCCGGCTTCTACAATGTCAAACTCAACTTTGAATTCTTGGCAAATCCTCTGAAGAACTGCTAGGCAATTCTCATTATTGAAAGTAAGCGTTTTGGTTTCGGTATTGGAAGGGAAATTCCCCAGAATCCACTGATTATCTTTCTTGTTAGCATTATTGATGAGCAGATATAGAAACTCATTGATTTCGCCAGTTAATGGAAACTCATTAGTTGTTTTATTTCCTTGTGAATCTAAATTGAATACTTTCAACTTTCTCAATAGGAATGCAGGGCCTTCAAACCGTAGCTCATACGTAAATTGATCTTCAGCTATTTTTTTTGCAGGTGGCAGCATATTAAGGAAAAATGTTCTTCCTTCTACCGTAACCTGATCACCTAGACTTAAATCTAAAGGGTTCGCACATTCTACCGAAATATCAACATAATCATCTGACATCAATGTACGGGAAAGTTCAGCCTTTGTAACTGATCTAAAAGGCTTATAATTGAACAGATCAATTGTAGTATTTTTCTTTTTTATTACAATTTCTCCCATAATATCTGTGCATTTGTGTTTAAGTTGGTTATTTCGTTTATATTTCCGGCAATTGATATGAAGTGTTGTTCATCAGCTGGCGCATAGTATCTTGACGCTTTATCCCCTTTCTCAATTTGAATTTCAAAAAGGGCAATATTTACCCATTGATTGCCTGTTTTCAGCTGTACAAAGTCATAAATAGATGTAATTTGAGATACTTCAAAAGTTCTTTCAAAATACTGCCAATTCTCATTCGCCAAAATCTGTCCCCTTTCTATATCTCCATCATAATATTTTACTGGCCATTCACTTCCGTTTGTTCTTTTAATCCATCCGGAAATAGTATAAATTCCTATATCTTTCAAGCCATGAAATCGTAGGTAATTATTATCACCTAATACCTGCAATTGTTTACTTTTTCCTGATTTATTAACAGGAATATCAAGACTATCATTTATTACAGCTTGATAAGTTTCAACAAATGACCAAAGAGCTAAATTTTTTGTTCCGCCAGAAACAGACCTTTTAGGTAGATTAGCATTAATGCTCACATCTCCTTTGGCTTGTTGTGCTTTACCATCAATGTTGATAATTACCATACTTGGCGCACCAAATGACAGCTGCAGATTCGTAGATTCTGTGTATAGAATTTTTTTTATAGGAGCAGGCTCTACAAGCTTCAGTGTGAATGTACCAGCTGACTTGCCTTCTTTTTTTATTTCATTT